CAAAACTATTTACAAGATTAGTTTGAATGAGTTCAGTTCCTGCACTAGATTCTATAGTATATGTTTTTTGATCTGCTCCTGCTATGTGGAAATAACGAGACTCTTCATTCTTATCTAATAACCAATAGACCGAAGGATCATACTGGTCAGGAACATAGTAAGTAGATAGTTCGATATCACCTTCATTCCATTGAGTTGCAAACCAGACAACTTTACCATTATCTAAAGAATATCTAGTATTCTTGTTTAAGTTTGGAATAGGATCGATTCGATATTCTTGTTCTACTGGAGTAGTGTTTGATAAATCTGAAATTTTTCTAATGTTTACAATTTCACAAACAGAAGGAATACCCCTCAAGTACGTGTTATATGTTTCAATGGTCTCTGGATCTTCCAGTGTTACATTATTTACATAAACATAATAATACTCAACTTCTGTTGGATGATTTTCAAAACCTATAACGGGAGCATTATAATCATTGCCAGTATATAAAATTACATCTGTAATATCTTCATATACAGGATTGAAATAGCTGTTAGATATTTTAGAGATATGTGAAATATTTGCTTGTAAATTTCCAATATCTGCTTTTTTCAATTTGAATCTAGCACATGGTTCTCCACCAAATGCTGCTAGTGAATAATCATAAATGATAATGTCTGAATATTTTTGTCTCTTTGTTCTGGTTTTAATTTTTACTGGACTATAATATCCACTACCAATTAACCATGACGAACTTATGCCACCAACCCAAATTGGATTTGGATTTAGATACACATAAGTTCCCCATGTATATTGATAAACCCTGCTGACAGTAAATGGTGTGTCTGGAAACGCAGATGATGTAGCAATTGAACCTGTCGTAATTTTATCTCTATCGTCTACACCATTTTGTATAAAGAAATATGCATAAGAATATCCATTACTATATCCCCAAGTATTATTAATCGAAACACTTCCTGGATATAATTGTAGTGGATACTCAGGACCATACTGTTCTAATGACCAGATAACTGCTCCATCATTTGGAAGATCTGGTCCGAATATTACATCACCAACACCAATACCAGAACTATCATTTAGTACAATAGTTTCATTGTCGGAAATTGGTTCATATAAGTACTTTAATCTAGTAGAAGGAATACTTTCGTTTGAGAAGAATTGGTCTCTAGATGCTTGGATCAAAAACGTTTCTGTTTGAGTACGAGGAGCAAAATAAGTTTCATCATCATCTTGAATTCCTGTAATTTGATTTCTTGAAGAAACAAATGCTTGATACACAGTTCCATACAAATCTTCGTATGCTCTATTACCGATTGGATATGGTTCTAGGTAATATTTTATTTGTATAGTTTCGGTTGTATATGATGCATATTGATATTGTTTAACTTTTGCAAATCCTTTATCATTCACTCCAAACATAGCAATATAAGGAGTCTGTCCATCTGCAGTTGAATTGAACTCTATCGTTGCAGTATTTCCAACCATTGCACCTTCTGCAATATTTGGATCAAATATAGTAGTAGTAGATTCCAAGAATACTTTTCTATTGATTATATCGATAGAAGATATTGTAATTGTACTGGAATTTTCTAGTCCACTGCATATAATTCTCATCTTTGGTGCTAATCCAGCAACCTCATCAAGTTTCAATGAATTTTCTAAGTAATTTACATCTTCAACTACCCTTTCAAATGTAAGACCATTTGGATACAATCCCTTTGAGAAGAAGTAATTTGGTCCATACAATGGAGTCTGATATCTATAACGATATGTAGAGTCCGAAGTTATTTTTCCAATAGTTGTTTGGTAATCATTTGTATCATATGGTCTTTCTCTCGTATATGTTCCTTGTCTCCAATAAAACTGTTTAGTAGTTCCTATTACAGTTCCGTCTGAATTGAATGGTTTGTTTCTTGCTTCTTCTGGTACGACATATTCGTATATTAGTTTTATAACACTTGTACTGTCAAATCCCTGGTGCGCTACTGCAGTAGTACCACACTCACCACGAGTAACACCTATGAGTTCATATCTATTTTCAGAAACTTCTGCATAATTTGTATAACTGATGATCTCATTATCAATCTGGATATAGTATTTGAAATTATATGTAGTACCATTCCATTGATAGGAAGTTCCATAATTATCTTCTCTTGGATATTCAACATAATAATATCTAGTTTCAGTTTGAGTCAGGATAGGTTCTGATGTTCCGATTCTTTCATTCCAAGAAATTGATTGTACATCACCAACTAAGTTTGCTAATATAATATTCTGAGTAGTTCCTCCACTGTTGATATCAGACATCAATTGTGGTTTATCTGCATTAGCAGTTCCTTTTGGATAAAGATTGATATACTTAATTGGAGTACCTGCTGTCAATCCATCTGTGCCACGCTCTGTATTGTAATCTTGATATGAATTCAATCTAAGAATTTCGTATGCTCCGCCGCCTTGGGTACTGACAGTAGGACCATTACTTGAGGTCGTTTCGTACGTATAAATTCTGATTCCTATTCTGTCTTTAGAACGTACATCATTACCACTGTTTGCATTATTGAGATTAGTGTCTCCATAAGCATAAGCATAATATGTTTGTTGTAATTCATAACTGTCATCGACGCTATCCCACCGTGGAGTATAAAGTCTTCCATACCAACGCCAATTTGCACCGCTCATATAAAAGTAGTATGTTGATGGCCAATTAGTAGCGTTGATATCGCTAGTTGCCCAAGCATACATGATGCTGGTGGTTCGATTTCTAAAACAATCTAAAACTCCGCCAACTGCGGATGCTTTATCTACAGCATCATCTACACTAACAAGATCATATTCAAAATTAAATCCAATAGAAGTATAAATTCCCCTAAACTCTATCGATACTGGTAGATTTGGTATAGTATCTAATACCCAATTAGAACTAAGTTGTTTTAGTGTATTTTTATATAATACAGAATATTGTAATATATTATCCTGATTTATGCTAACTCTAGATGGATACTTGAAATTTATATAATACTCATAGTATGTTTCTCCATCATCATTTGTTTTTGTCGCAACTTTATTGTATCCACTAATAGGAGTAGAATCCCACTGATAATTGGGGATATTAGAATCACCACTATCTTCCCATACTTGGGTGTAAAAAGAATACTCTTCGTCTTTTGGAGTTGGTATTGCTACCGATAAATCTGTTTTTGTTTGTACTTTTATAGATCTTGTATATTTTGGATAGTTTAGATCTCCAGAAGTAGCAGATATCACATTGCAATGAATTGAATCTCTAAACAGATATCCATAGTATTGTCTTCTGATCTGAGACGATGAACCTCTATTTAATTTTGACCAAAGTGAATTACTGCCTCTTTCAAGAATAACCTCATCACCAGATACTATTGGTGTATCTGGAAATACTGATAAATATATGTTGTAAAATTCTGAAGAGTCTGCATTTTCTTCAATGAAAGTTACATAAGCATTTCTAAAAACAGAACTAACAATAAAATCATTGATAGTGATTCCAGTATCTAATTGTGATTTTTCAATTGTAATATTATAACCAGATAATTGAATGTTATCTAGACGAATGTCATCAATTCCATCTACTCCACCAAATTGACTTCCCGAGATATAAAGGTCTTCATTAGCATTGTATCCACTACCAGATGAAATAATAGAAACTCCAACAACTCCATATGATCCACTAGCTTCAGAATCAGATCCTCCTTGTCCGTCGTCAACATCTTCGAAGTTTGGTGCTAAAACAACTAGAAATGTTGCACCAGTTCCGCCAGATGATGCAGGTTGATGTTCGCAAATATATTCAAAGACATCCTCTTCTAAAATAATTTCATGTAAAAGATTACTATCCCCATCAACACTATCGATGTTCAAACTTGTGTTATTTAGATCATAAACATTGCTCCAACCAGCAACACCATCAGTTGGAACTAATTCTACATCAGATATTAAAACTCTATATTGATCAATAAAATCTTTCCTAATCCAAGTTTGACTAAGATCACCAGTGCCACCAACTGATCCTAAATTTCTTCCCAACCAATCAGTATCTGGGATTACTTTTGCATCTGTTAGTGTCGCGGTAGCAAATCTATTAAAATATTGCGCTCCAAGAGTTGTACTACCAACATTTTCTGCTTCTAAAGCATCATTCAAACTTATGAGAACTGTAGAATCGGTTGCCCAATTCTTGAAGTCCGCCATGTTGACGGAATCATCAGTTTGTATTAAAATGTCTGCGGTTGATGGTAATTTACCTATAGAAGCTCTGGTGATCTTCTTGGAGAAAAACGATCTTGATACTACTGCCGACATTTCTTTTAGACATCAAAGGTGTTTACGTTGTAGAGAATTCTATCAGTACCATAGATGAAGTAGTTGATAATAAAATCTCCTACAACGCCATTCTCTCCCGTATCAGTATTTAGCCAAGCATTCTTGATAGAATACCATCTATTGCCACCTGTAGAAGCAATTCTTTCTAACCCTTTGATAACTGTTCCTTCTGTGTTTTGTGTAGAAACATAGATAAATCCAGATACACCTAAGTTAGCAGTAAGAACGGTATCAGATAATCTTCCAATTCTTAGTAGTCCTTCGTCTGTATCTAATTCTGCTGTTGATGGTGAGTATGAGAAGTTTACACCATTTTCCAAATTGTAAACAAAGTTTCCACCTGACAATGCACCAGCTTCATAATTACCATCATCATCAACATAAATTTGCCACGTTGTTGGAGCAGGTGATCCAGTTAGTTTATTTGCATATGCCCACTGGAATAGTCCAGCAGGTGTGACAAACACATCATCAATTGATGCTGCTGATGGACCCCAGTTTTGTGTTGAAGATACTTTCTTAGTAAATCCAAACTTATCTTCTGTAGCAACTGGGAATCTAAACAAAGCATTTGGTTGTGCTACCTGAGAATCTTTTAGTTCAAGGCTAGCACCATCTTTTAGTTTGAGAACGTTGGAAACTTCAATATCAGCAACAGTTACTTTGTCATATGTAACCGTCTTAGAAGACGCTTCTGCTAACTGAATACGTGCGGATGACTGCAAGATAGTAGAGAATGCTTCTAGGTTTCCAACTCCGCTACTGGAAGCAGCAGTGATGTATAGATAATCATTTGGATTGATTAGTCTAGTCTGAGCACTAGTTTTTAGTTTAGGTACATTGACTGTTTCTGACTGACTACCCTTGGTGTCAATAATTTGAGAACCAATGAAGAAGTCTCCATTTGAGTTAGTGCCACTAGATCCGTTGAATCCACCATCAAGTTCTTGAGTTTGAGCATTAATAGTTTGCTGTTTGTTTAGAACAATAGTTTGGAAAGCAGGGAAACCAGTTGAATAGTTACCAGGACCAAATCCAACATATTCCCAAGTGTGACCAGATGCTCTAATATTACTTGGTCTATGTAGTTTGACTGTAATTGGTGCTAATCCATCCTGATCTTCAAACAATAGCATTCTATTGCTATATGCAGATCCGTCGTTTCTGGACGTTTCATTTACAACAGTGAAATCATCAAACAAATCATCATCAATACCAATATCATTTTCAATATTTGATCCGCCAACTTTTTTGTATGGTTCGTTTGATTTGAAATTAACTCTCTTCAACTTGACACCAACTAAAGCAGAATCTCCTGCTGCTATAGCATTACCACCTGTTAGTTTTTTGAATGTAATTTGGTTTGTTGAAGTCGATGATATTCTATAGAAAGTATCTGTATCAATTACAGATGATGTGCCTACAGAACAGAATTTTACAATATCGCCTACAACTAGATTATTAGTTCCAGCAGTTAGAGTTACAGTTGTGCCAGCATTAGATCCAATAGTATACAAAGAAACACCAGAATTAATGTTTACACCAGACTGTAGATACGTGACAAAAGTTTCTATAGTTTCTGCTGTAGTAGAATATTCTGATCTTCTTTCATAACCATCTGCCTCTAAATTGGATGCATCTACAGTCACAGTTTTGATTGTTGGAGTTGTGTCATAGATGCTGTATGCTTTTTTAGGATTCCATTCTGGTTTATCAAGATTTACATCTGGATATAAGAAATATTGATTCTGTGCATATCCAATTGGTAATTCATCATTTGTTCCCAAAATATTCTTGACATTAGCATTACTAACGGTTAAGATATAGTATCCATCCTGCTGGTTGTATTGATACTCAACTTGAGTTTCTACATTATAAATGTAATAACTATTAGCATATGATGGTGCTTGGTCAAGTGATAACTTGATTACATACTTTCTTTCGGGTGGTTTTGATATTGTTTCTTTTGGAATTTTATAAAGAACTCTCCAGATATGATCTGTTTGTAATCTATTGTCTGGTGTTCTCTTAACAAACAAACTTGGGAAAGAAGAATTTTCTCCAAACTCTCTACTATCAAGAGTATTCAACGCATAATCCGTATTAGAATCATACCTCATCGTGATTCTCTTCAGCAATGTATTTTCTGTAGTAGAATCAATTGGATCTGCTTGAGAAAAATCAGCGTTCAACTGCGTAGCAGCAAAAGAAGCAGCATCTACAAATTCATAGTAACTTCCATCACCTGCTTGTGACCAATAAAATACATCATCATTTGCAACAGCATCTTTGATGTAGATAACAACATGACCATAATATAGACCGCCTTGTGTCTCTGAATATTCCCATCCATAATACTGTCTAGTATCATTTTCGGGAATAGAAATTGGAGTTGAATCTGCTGCAGTTTGATTTACATCTGCATCAATACAAACTTCTCCCTTTTCATTTTCATTTTCAGTAGCAGTTCCTTTTAGTCTTAGTCTTGCTTTAAATTCTTTCTGAACATCGGATCCAATATATGTTGGGAAAGAAGTATAAACATACTCATCAAAATCCGAACTAGTTTCATATTCTTCAGTTTGTGGATTGAAACCAATGTTTCTTCCTTTACCTAATAGATAGTTGATTCCATCTAATAGTAACCAACGTTTTTCTTCCGCAGTTCCTTTGTTTTCAATGTACTCAGGAACTTCATCTTGACCATACAATCCATATGGGTTGTTTGGATTCTTGATGTAAATTTTACTAATTTTTGGTTTATCTGCTGTAGTAGCATTCTGCCATGTGGAGAATGTTCTTTGATCAATTTCACCAATGCCAATTGGTTGTGTTGTTCCGTAATTGATTCCTCTTGGGGGAATAACACCAATCAACTGACCAGAAGAATCTTGATCAAATGCTACTCTCTTATAACCAGAACTTAGTGTAGCAATATTACCGAAGTTTGAGTTAGAGTTTGTAATTGATACGTCAGATCCAGTTTCTGAAATAAAGTGATCTGCATAACCAACAGCGAAAACAGATACAACTTGTAGGAAAGAATCGTTACTACACTTAATGTGGTAATGTCTCCATCCATCTTGATACACTGCATCAACTTTGGTGTGTCTTTGATCTGCTTCAGTAACAACTTTTGTGCTATCTGCATATGTTGGCCCACCAGAAGGATTGTACAAATATGCTCTGTCGTCTCTTTGTAGTGAGATACCAGTGTACTGTGCAAGAACCATTGATTTGAAACCAGTGGCATCATCACCATTAGCATGTAGACCACCCATTCCATATACGGAACGTAGTGAGCAGTTGAAGATATATGGAGAAGCAGAACTTACAGTATCAATAGAGATAGGTGATGTTGCATCACCAACGATTCTGTTTTCTTCAATTCTGCGAGTCAGTTCCTCTTCACCAATGTCTGGGTTTGTCTGAGCGTTATAAATTCTAACTGCTTTTAGATAATACTCATCAAGTTCTTTTGCGTTGGCATACTTGAATGCAACTAGTCTGTGGTGACTACATGGGAAGCATCCAGTATCATCAATACCGTTTTGATTATTATAATCAACTAGATTATCATTCACGTCAACATACTGTGGAATGTTGATAGCGTCTTTGATAGTAAGTTGCCAGAAATAAGAACCACCAGTTACTCTGAAGATAGCACTTTCTTGATCCCTATCAAATCCAAAAGGAACACGTCTGATAGTAGTTGTTGTGCCATCATTAAGAATATCAACATACAAATCATATGAAGTAAAAATAGACTGTGCTACATCATTGCATTCTGGAACAGATGGATCAAACAAATCTCCAGATTCAAATTTAGACTCTGAGTATGGAATTGCCGTTGAATAGAACGATGCTGCTCTAAATGTGAAGTTTGTATTAGATGCTTGATTTACATCTACAGCAGAATCTAATGTTGCAGATGTAACAGCATTATTTCCATCATAAACTACGCTAATAATTTGTCTAGTTCCAGTAATACCAGGACCTTCAATAGTAACACCAGGAACAATACCTAGTTGTGGAGTTACAAACGTAACAGTAGTTCCACTTGTAGTTGCTTGATCTACAAAAGAACTGTTTCTCATTGCCATTACTGCCATATGAGAAGCAATACGTAGAGTAGTTACAGTATCAGCAACTTCGCTATCTCCTTCAATAGTTCCCGATTTTAGTACCGCTCCATCATAGTAGAATTTTGCGCTATCATAGATGTTTGAGTTGCCACCTTTCTGAAGATCATCAACTAGAGCATCTAGATAATATCCAATGTCTCTCTTACACTTTGCTTTATTATAATCAAGATTGTTGGCAGCATGATTGCTATCTTCCTGTAACCATCCAAATGACTCTGCTTGGATAAACTCTCTATTACGGATAATTAGATTGCCACCATCTTGATATCTGTGTGCTGTTGCGGGAGTAGCAGGATCGGGAACATACTTTGGTCTAAGAATAGTTTTTCTTAGATCCAGACCAATGATAGAAGTACCTCTGGGAACTACAACACCACCAGAAGGTGGGTTAATTTTATGGAGGTTTCCAATTAGTTCTTCTTCTGTGTTATAATTTGCTGCTGTATTGAAGAACGAAGCAAAGTCTGCATCAGTCTCTTGCTTTCCTGGTCTATTATCAATATCATAATCACCAGGGAATACAATGATTGTATAATATTCGAATGCGTCAACACCAACTTCTTCTGCAATACCAGTACCAGTAGGAGTTTGTGAATTGGCAATAAATGTAGTTCCAGGATCAGAATTTGCAGCACCAATAGTAGTCCAATTGGTATTACCAGCAATAACAATCTTATACTCTTTTCCAGGTATAATCTGCTCTGCTGGAACTTCGCCTAACTGACCCTCACCAGCAATGTATGATTGCTTTGCAACTTCAAACAATGCCCTTTCAATACTCTTGAATGGTTTATTTAAACTTCTTCCTGTTTGATCAAAAGCATCTGTTGCAAATTCTTCGTTCTTACTAACGTAGATAGTTCTTTCATTATTTGTAAGTTCAATGTTTGCTGAGTTTTTGGTAGCAAGACCTTGAGCAACTAGAGTTCCATCAGCACGAAATAGAATTTTTGTGTTTTCATTACCACCAGTTGTAAAGTTTACACCAAAAGTATCTCTGTGGAATCCAGTGTTATCTTCGGTATCACTAAGATTTCTAAACGTAAGTGATTGATCTGTAATTAAACCAGCAGAAAGTGTTACATCTGTGGATTCAATATTAGGTACAGTTAATTTATTTGTATCTGCATTATATACAAGATCAGTATCATACTGAACACCTTCTGCTGAACTAGTTCCTTCTAAAATAGCAAGTGGTTTATCTGTAGTTTGTGAAGATGCAGTTAGGATTACTTTTTGAGTTTCTGTAGCAGAAAGGCTAATACTTGATGAAGATAATCCTTGTACTTGGAAACGTGCATCTTGGTTTCCACTATCAATTCTTAGAATATCCCCAATTTTATAATCTTGACCCTCTGACGTTACGGTGACGGTCTCTGGTACTGCTCCACCAGTTCCACCTGTCCAAGAAATAGTAAGAAGACTACCAGTACCAGTTACAGCAACTGTTCCAACATCTGTTCCCGTTGCAGCATATCCAGTACCAGCAACTGTTCTGAGAAGCTCATTAGCAGGACCAGATCCAATCAAAGTTTCTCTTACTTCATTTACAGCAGAAACAAGATCTGATTTATCTGTAGTAGTTAGAGTAGTTAGATCTCCAATTCTATCTAATGCTAGATCAGCATGTACCAATCCTGTATCCGCATCTGCCTGTGCTGCTGCAGCATCTAAAACAGCTTGATCTGCAGTCGTCTTTACTTCATTGATACCATCAACAATATAAACTGCTGTTGTATCTAACGTGCTAACATCGGTAATTTCGGTAACTTGGAATTGAGCATCTCCACTACCAGCAGAAATGGTGACAGTATCTCCTACTCTGTATCCAGATCCAGCAAGGTCAACAGTTACAGTCGCTGGAACTGCTCCACCAGTTCCACCTGACCATCCAATTTGTAAACCAGTACCATCATTACCAGATGTAGTTGATATAAAATTGTCTGCAGCATCATATCCAGTGCCACCAGATATTCTAGATAGTGTTACAACTTTACCATTATTAACTATCTGACCTTTTAGTTCATTGATCGCATGAGTAATGTCTGTGTGATCAATAGTAATTAGACGATCTAGATCTCCAATTTTTGTATTGACATTACTATCATTTGTACCAACAGTACCATCCAAATTAGACAAATTTGTATCTGTAGTGTCTAGTCTATTTTTCAGTTCATTGATAGCATCAACAACAGTTACTTGTGATGTAGTTGCTAGATTGGTTTTATCACCAACATAATCATTGGTTCCCTTAGGACCAATGTATCTCCAACCTTTGATACGAATAAAACCAGTTGTAGTACCACCAGAATCTACATATGTTGGCAAACTTTCTCCAATAAAAGTAAGCACACCACTGGCATAATCAAAGTGCCATTCGCCAACCCCACTATCACCTTGTGGGTAAAGTCTTTGAGTTCCGTTATTTGAATATACTTCTACTTGATACTGCTGCCCAAATTCTGGAGAAATCCAATCAGTTAGACCAGTTGACCAAGATCTTTTTGGTTCTTTTGAAGAAAAATTGGCAGTACATGAAACAGCAGTCGAATATTTATCTTCAACATACCCAGCAACTGCTACTGGTGTTGCTGGAATCTTATCAGAAGCAAACCAGACTAAATCACCTCTAGGAGATTCTACAGATAAAGTAGATTCGTTGTAGAGTAGTTTATCCTCAGCAACATCTGTTTTGATTTTCTTATGCCCTACCTTTTTGTAGAGATAATCTAACTTTTCAGAATCGGGAATTGCCATTTTGAAAAACTACTACGCTTGGGTTACTGGTGTAATGCTGAGACTAGTTACTGATTGTCCAGATGTTAGTTTAATTCTTACAAAAATATCATTAGTAGAAGAATTAGAACTACTTTCTGATCCGAAAGTACAGCCTATCGCTGTATTATTTAGTGCTGTATTGAGAGGTAAGATATAGTCGATAGCGCAACCACCAACGGCAATTCCAGATCCAGAATATCTTTCATATAAATCCAACCAACCATTAGTAGCAGCATTCAAAGATTGTACATTAGGAATATTTGAAGTCATCCATATTCCTGCAACTCCACTGGGAGAATTTATATTGATAGTAAAGTTTTGTACGGAAGATCTGGTAAATTTGAATGTAAAGTATTGAGCACCAGATCTAGATCCACCAGAAAGGTCTGGACCATATGGAAGATATGTAGTAGTATAATCAGTTTCGTCGTGACTCAAAACTCCACCAACAACAGTTGCTTCAAAATCGTTAATTGTAATAAATTGATTGAAATTTATCGTGCTTCCATTCCAAATATTTGCAGGATTATCAGTTGCACTAATTGAATTTATCCTAACACCATTTCCCGACCCAGAACCAACATTACCAATAACAACATTTTGTTCATCAATTTTAGTAGAAGATGGTGTTCCACCTTTTACTAAGATTACTTTTGTGTATGTTGGTGTATGATTTCTTGTTGAATATCCATTATCAACAGTAAAAGTTGGAAAGTTATTAGAAGCAATGTGAGTGTCTCTAATTGGTAAATTTACTGTATAATTTGTAGTAGAAGAACTCAAATAGTTTTGTGGCAATGGTACAGAAATACTAGCATCTGAATATGTAATATCGTTTACAGTTTCAAAATTGGTAACAGCACTTACTGTAATAAATGTATTGCTAGAAGGAAATACATTCCCAGATAAATTTCCAAAATTCAATTCCACCTGATATGAATTGGACTGACTAAAATGTGGAATACCACTGCTATAATTATAGTTTGCTGTTAGTGGTTCTGTTATTGTAGAAGTGCAAGTTGGTTGACCAGGATTTGATGTGTCATACAACCATTGAACTTTTTGTGAAAGAATTGCAGATTGTGAAAATTGCAACTCATTCCATCCACTAGTATTAGATCCTGTAGCATAGAAATCATAAGATTGCCAGAACCCCGTTGGATCTCCAGTGATCGTTCCATAATCTACATTATTAGAAATAATCAAATCATCATACGTTCCTGAATTATCAGTATCATCAAAAGTTACGGAACCTACACTAGAACCATTTCTGTTTACAGATAATGTTCCGCTATTTCCTGGACCAAAAGTTTCTTTTAGTTCTGTAACATAATTTGCTGTTCTTAAAACTTTTACTGTACTTCCTGCTCCTGGTAAAGAAGCAATTCCATTATCTAATCCAGTAACACCAGAGCAATATCTGTACTGAGTATATTGATCTAGATCAATACTAGTATTTGATATAGTTTGTGGTTGAGTGGGAATAATTCTTCCTAAAAAAGTATTCAAACCATCAACAGCATCTGCTACTTTTGTGTTTTGATCGAGAACAACTGCATAAGTGCTGTTTGTATAAGAACCATCTGTTGGCAAACCAATAACTCCTGCTTCTGCAGCAGTAAGTGCGTCATAAACTAAATTAACAGCATCAACAACATTTGTAGTTGTGTCAACATCCAAATTGGATATGTCTCCTACGTCTGTAGCAATATTATTGATTTCTCTTCTTTGTTGCTCAAACGTGAATGTTTTCGCTACGTTTCTAGTTGCCATTTTTGATTAGCTCTTTTAGTAAAGTTTTTATTTCAGAAACTTCATTCTTCAAAATATTTATGTCCTCCAAAGCATTGTTTAAAGACTTCAACTTTCTCCTAGCTTCTATTGCTGATGGGTCATGATTAATTATTGCACCAGTATTTTTATCTCGCAATAATCCATCATGACCCTTTACTTTTATATAATCCATTAGAATCCTGCAACCGCACGAATGTCTTGAATCTTAGGAACATATACTGGATCGGATCCGAGCATTACAATTTTGATAGCAAACGAAGAAAATTCGGGGAGATCTGATACACTATATTTTAGATCTTGATAAGAAGATTGCTTTTCAACAACACTGGAAATTGTATTGTTGCTATTAGCAAGTTCACTTGTATCAGGATGACCATTATCATTGAAATAGATCCACTCAATATCATCAAAGTTTTCTTGACTTGAAGACTTCTTGAATTTATACAGGACTTGAATATTTTCTATTTCTTTTACATTTGCTAAGAGGTGAACATCAATAGAAGTAGCTGGACTTGCTATGTAAACTTCTTTAGTTACATACTTGGAAATTGTGGAACTATTGTTTGAAGTATCTTCTTCTACATAATCAACACCATTTTCATATCTAACTCTAGACACTTCAATGAACAGTGATTCATCATCGGGTTGTGCTGGATAAGATATAATGTCTCCTACACGGAAGATATCGCTGGATTGACTATCGGAATCAGATGCTCTTGTAAACAAGTTGTTATCAATAATCCTTCCAGTATAATCATCATTGATTGGTCTGAAGTCGGTTCTTAGAGTCAATTCTCTGGAATTTCTATTCCAAATAATTGAAGTTCCGCTAATAATATTGTCATATGTAATTGTAGGAGTAATTGGATTCCTAGCAGTAATCGTAATCGATTCTCCAGCAGCAGATTGAGTAGAACTATTGATAACAGGAACAATCAATGATGGTGAAGTTCCAACTGTAATAGTTGGGGGATTATTATCATTGATAAATTGTTCTAGTTGCAGTTCTTCTCCTTGAATAAATCCTTGTTTTGTTTTTAATTTTACAAATGCATTTGTTCCATCAATCTTGACTATTTGACCAGCAGCTTCAGAAGAAACTCCTTTTACACTCTTGTTATTTGTGTAAGTAATGTCTGGTGTGTTAGTTGCAAGAGCAAATGTGTAAACTGGATAAAATTCCAGAATTTGATTCTGCCTTCCATATCTTTGTTCTGTACCAACAGGATTTTCAATTCTATTAGAAACAGTTTTTACTGAACAGCTAGACAAATCAATCACTGGAGACAAGTATGAAACATCAGATGTCAGATTTATTTTGTAAACTAAAGAATCATCAATATTGTTGAGAATTTCATTTATGGGAGAACTAATAACTTTTTGATTGTTAAAATAATGACTTTCATTCAAGAATGTTTTTTCATAATCATTTTGTGAATAAGAAGAGTAATTAGTTGATGTAGAATCAACAGGAACAATGTTGGTGGTTTTTACGAAAGTTTCTAGTTTTGTTCCAGAAACAGTAATGTATCTAACTTGTGGATATAGAGTTTCGTATTTTCTATTGTAAGCAGCATATAAGTTATTACCACCTGCAATATCATTTGAAGATGCTTTTCCAGGAACAATTATATTGTAAGAATCAATTCCAGAGTTTGTAACTTGGAAAAGATTTGTGTTGAATACTGAAGAATTCAAACCACCAACTGATCCAGATCCTCTATAAAATACATATGAATTTCCATTTCCGTCAAATCCATGATCTCTATGATTTACTTTGACTACATTAGAATTTCCTCTAAACAAGGTAGAAGTTGCAGTGGATCCAGCAGTAGCATCAGTTTCAAATGTATTTGCAGTTAATTTTTCATATCTAAGTGGGGAATTTTTCAATAACAACTCAGCAGTTCTGCTGATATCAAATTCGGCACGATACATATTGAACTTTAGATCTTGATCTAGATCTTCTGTCCAATTTTCTGTATTTTGTGATTTGTATAAAGATCCGAGTGATGGTTGACTCGTAATAACAGTACTAGTTGAAATATCAGTTTCTCCTAACTTAGAAGACCAGAGTTTATAATCAGTAGAATCTGTTTCTATTACTAACGCATATTCTGTATTATTTTCCAAATAAACTGGATAATCGAACATAAAGTTAGTTGGTGTAGTAGACTCTGTGAGACCTTCGAAATCGGTTGCTATGCCCATTCTAACTGCTGGGGTATCTATCTCTATCAAAGTTTCAATTACGCATCCTCCAGCGCCATTACCGACGCCTTTGATGACAACTGATGGTGCTTCGGTATATCCAAAACCAGAAATTGCAACATCTACATTATAAATTTTTCCATTGGAAACACTAACTTGAGCAGTTGCTACTGATCCACCAGGAAGTTGTGGACTTTCTATAGTAAGAACAGCACTGTCATAATTTGATCCTGTTTCTTTAATAATAATGTCAGAGAGTTTTCCGCTATCTTTTGCAATTTTTAATTTGAGTGAAGTTCCATTTGCAGCATTTGCTGTAGTAATTGAAGGAACTTCTAGATCTTCATTTTGACGGAACGACTTTCCATTATGGTTGGATAACACTAATGTGTATACTTGCTCATTTGTTAGTGAGAAAATTCCTTGTGCATTTGCAACTAACTCTACTCCATTCTTATCAATTATTCTGGAGATTGGTCCAGAAGCAGCAGAAGTAGATCCAACTATGTACTCATCTTTTTTGACAGAAACAGATCCTGTAGAGAAACACTTCAAATATGTTTCTGGAGATAATGATTTTTCTGTTCCAGGAACTATATTTTTTGCTGGTTTTTCATAATTTACATTTGTCAAATAAACTCTTGCGGGAATAGTAGCACTCTTTTCTTTGAAGAATAAATCCAATCCCGTCACAAAAACTCCACCTTCATAATTTTCAACTTTGAATATTTGTGCAAGGGGATTTGGTTTTATGGGATTATCAGTATTGCTGTCAACAAATTGAACACCCTCATTTGATTTGAAGTATGAAGGTTTTGTTGATATAATACTTGAAGGATTTTGAGGAAGTATACCAGAAGCATAATACTTAATTTCTGCATAACTATCTACAGATGTCTTATCTTCATTTGTGCTACTGGATGTAAATCTAAATGTTAGTTCTCCTGTAGTAAACTTCAATTCTTCGGAAGATGTATCATAGTCTACAGTAGAGATATCACCTCCCCATAAAGAATTTTCTTTTGGTGCATAACCAAATGGAAGTAGAATCAACCCACTTGCATTTCCATTACTATCTGTTTTTATTTGACCATTGAAAGCAGATAAAGAGTTACCAGCAATTCCAGTAAATCTCAAGTCTGGATTTACCCAACGATTGATATTTCTACCTTCTAGGAAAACAGAAATATTAGTATTTGGTTTTAGTCTCTCTATAGCAAACTTGATTGGTTTTGATCTTGCGAAGAATTGTAGCGAAGATGATACAATGTTTTCTCCAATTTTTTTAGATACAACACCTTTTGCGAGATCATTATTTTGTGGACTTACATTTGAACTACTACCAACTGAAGCAACCTGTACAGAAGACTTAGAGATTAGTAGATTGTTTTCTCCTAATGAATTTATTGGAGTGAAAGCAGTAGAGGTTCCTACCCAATTCACAATATATGAATTGTATAAACTAGACAAACTTTCTTTTGGATCTTCTTTTGCTAAGAAAATATTATACAAATTTGTATTTGTATCAATAATTAATGGTTCAATAGTATCGGCATACCATTGATCTATTTGTGGAGAAAGATGTCCCTCTCCAACATATTGAAATACTACAAATGGATTTGGATTGATAGTTTTAGAAGCAAAATCATTTCCTAATAGTTTTAGTTCAGTATATGGAAGCGTAACAATATCACCAGATTTCTTATAACCAGCAACTGTTCTTTGATCTTCTCTCGTGTATAGTTCTTTTAGATCAATTGAATCTTCTTTTGATTGTGGTCTTAATACAGATTGTCTACTATCAATAGAGCATCTATAATCGGGAGATGATAGGAACCCAATACTATGAGATTCAAAATTATCCACAAAGAAACCACTCTTGAATCTATCAAGACCAACACTATCTTTGATTTGCATGTTTAGAGCTTGTTGCTCCAAAATACTCAATGTTGTATAATATTCTAAACGTTCAATACGTTTTTCTAATTTTCCAATATCTTTCATCGTATATCTACGATGTTCAACTGGAGTAATTCTTACATTTTTGCTGCTTGGCGTAAAAGCAGGAATGTAAGCATAGAACAATGGAATAGCATCTTTTATGTCATCTGGTTTGGATGGGTTCAATGAAGAGTTACCTTCTTTGACAACAAACTCGCCTCTCTTGTTCAAGAAAATACCATCAATTCTGTCAAGATACTCTACTTGACTAAATGAGAACGTATACTCTAAATTTGCATCTGGCGCAGGAGTGCTAGAAACAACAGATCCAGATCCAGTGAAATTACTAGTAGTTATTTCTAAAGATGAAGTGTCCTGATATCCAGGAACAATAGTATTTGAATTTACTTTTGGTCTAAAATCAATAACATTTTTTAGATTGATATTTCCAAGAACTGATGAATTGAATGTAGGAATTTCATCTTCTAATACACCCGCTTCATGTAAGTAACTATCAATTGTTGCAAAATCACCTTGAGAATGTTCAAAATAATCAAATCCAATAATTAGTTGTCCAACGGTTGGTTCAAATCCTGGTCTGATTACAATCCTAGAAACATCGTAAATTGTATCTCTTTGACCATCATCAAAGGTAAATCTATTAGTTACATCTTTTCCAGAAATAAGATTGCCTGAGTTATCAACTTCTGGTGGTTGCGTACTTGTACCTTCGTAGATATATCTTATCTTATAAACGTCAGAATATGATAGTTTTTCCACGACATCGCTATCATAATTTGTTCCTCTAAGTGGAACTACTCTATCTCCAGAAGAATCAACTACAATTCTTTTATTCTCGATTGCTGTTTTTAGTCTTGGTTTTGCATTTTCTACTTCTACAGTTGCAGTAAGTTTTAGTTCTGGTGCTGTAAAGTTTGCAATTGATGATACATTTGTATTGAAGTAACTAGATGGCAATTCTATCGATAGACTTCCTGATGTTAATCCACTCGCAGTGTCTGTAGATGATACAATACTAACACTGTCTGGATCAATGTAAATCAGATCACCGTTTTCAACTAAGTCTGCATCATTCTTATTAAGAACAGTGATTACATAATTCTTTTCATTGAAAGTTGTAAATCTCTGAGTACCAAATGGAAGTTGTGCTGCAAATGTAATAATACCTCCACCAGTAGATCCAGCGGCAACAAAGTCTCTACGGAAATAATATTTGATTTTGCTATCTTCACCGCCAGTAGAAATTTGTTTTACTTCTTTTCCTCCTGTTGGGAAAAGGAGAGTTCCTGAATTTATATTCTGTACTTTTGGACGTAACAATACAACACTAGTATTATTTACATCGGCATATAAAGTTTCATCTAGATAAATTCTAGTTTTAGATGATCCTTTTTGTACCGTAGCATATTGCACTACACCTCTAATAACATTGTTATCTACATCAGAGAACTGTACTAAATCTCCCTGAGAAACAACCGAACTAGCATCAGAATTGAAACTTGTAGATTCTAAAAACTTATTTCCTTTGGAACCAAAGAAAGTAAAATCAGTTACAGAAGAAAGATTTGCATAATCTTTATTATCTAATATTACATCTGCTGTAAATGTATTAATTCCACCAGATCCATAATTACATCCCATGGATTTTACATTATTTGGTGCATACGTAGTTACAGTATTTCTGTTTAGAACTGGTACGATAACAGCTTGCTCAGCAACTGTTGCTCCATCGGTATCTAAAGTCACTACAGGTGGAATTGTATATTCTTCTGATACTGATGCTTTGTCTAAAATATCAACCTTATAAATTGATTGACCTAAACGACCAACTAAAATCTGACTCTCGTTATAGAGAATGCCATTTATTCTTATCTTAGTGGTAGAAGGATATCCGTTTCCTCTCTTCTGTACTATCAAATGAGAAATTGTATTTTCTTTTGCAATGTTTAATAGATTACCAGATTCGTCTCTAATTGTTTCTCCTGGAATGAATTTTCCAGAGAGTGTTTTTATGAAAAGAATATTCCCTGTTGAGTAAACACCATTGGATGCACCTTCTACGACTCCATATGCTTTGCTAGTCAGACCATAAACATATTCACCTACATCATAAGTTCCCTGTGTTATAATAGTATCTAAAATAATTTTAGTGTAGAATTGTGGGTCGAAATAAGACAATGCATACTTTGCATTATATGCTTCTCCACCTTGATCTAATACACCTTTAGAAAGAACGATATCGGAGTCTGGGTTGAATCCATCTCCTCTTTCTTGCAAGTAGAAATTATTTGGTTTTATTGTTCCTATAACAGGAGTAATTGTATCACTATAATCGATTATCTCAGCAAACTTAGAAGCTGATAAATCGATAACTGTTCCTTGACCAGTTGGTGTTGTATTATTAGCAACAAACTCTGTTCCTTCATCTGGACTGTCTGCGCCAATTTCAGTCCAGTTGGTATTTGATGCAGATACAATCTTATATTGTCTTCCTGGTATTATTTCACTTGCATTGAGAACTACTTCATCTGCAGTTGCATCTTGTTCTGATAAAAATAAAATTCTCCTTTTATTAAATGAAGTCTCATCATATTCCACTAAAACATTTTCTAAGTCTTTTTTATTTCCAGCAACAGTAATTTCTAAGTATTTTGCAGATTCTCCTTGTGCTGGATTTATTGCTGGTTTATAAACCTTAGTAAAAGACAGTACTTCAACAGAGTCAACAATATTTTCTGCTGCTCTTGTTCTTACATACCAAAGATTGGCAAATGTATTTTCTAGATCATTTGCATTGATTGTTTC